GCAGGTTTAGGTGCAGGTTTGGCGGTTGGTTTGCTGCAGGTTTGGGTGCAGGTTTGCTGCATGAAAACGATAAGTAAAACGAAAAAACTGCAGGGTCTTTTCGCATTTCGTGCATATATCAAGCGTAACAGCCCCTGATACTGCTACCACCCCCCTTATTTATATGGCTTTGCGGGTCACTTGGTACACAAAATGGTACAGATCGACAGCATTCAGGTGGCGCGAGGCAGGAAGGCAGAGGGGGGATTTTTCCCAGCACCCATATCGTTATACCCCCTCGCATTTTTCTAACAAAACCAAAAGCGTCTTCACCACTTATAAGGACACCCTACTTACAGCAGCCCTTACAGTTATCCTTCAGCCGACTATAAATCTCTCCCCGCGTCATACCGATATCCCTCAGTTCCTTGTCGCTCATCCTGTGCAATATCTCGGCAGTCTTGGTCATCCCACGATGACAACTAGCACACTCAATGACACTATAAGTCTTACTGAGCATTACTCTTAGGTTACTTAAAGTTAACATAATGTATCTAATAGTTTTACTATAAGTTAGTGCTGCCTCGTCCATCTTTTATCTTTCAATTTAAGTTTTCTTTAAGTCATCTTTAAGTTATCTATAGAGGGAAGACCTCTTTCTCTTCCCCTCCCCCTATAGTGCAACCTAAAAGATTATTCTTAAAATGAACTGGCACAGGTTCCTCTATAGTTTACCATTTATTATGTATCTTAGTATCTTGTGTTCCTGTGAGTACTGCGAACCCTAGACCTGCCATGTCTTTCATTCGACTTACTTCATCCATGAGAACCTCTTCTCTTCTGCTTTGTATTTTGTGTTCTGCATCTTGTGCCATTGCATCTACCCAGTATTGGACTGCCATAGCTAGAGCATCTAGTCTGTCATCATTTGTCAGTGCGCCTCTATCGTTTGTGATACGGGTCATCTGATACATAAGCTGATATCTGAGTGCCTGTTCTGGTGGTAGGTTCTGACAGCTATCATAGTCCTGCTGTATAACCTTCTTGTCCACTACTAGCCTGTGTTGGTTCATCACAGGTTCTAGTACATCGATGATGCGCTTTTCTTTTTGTGTGTTGTGTCTGACTTCACTCATAGTCACTGGGTGTATCTTACCTAAGACAGGCAGCATAAGCTGATTGAACATCCCATCACCAAAGTTGCTCTCAACGATTATCTCATTGACCTCTTCTTCCTTGGCGATGACTGCTAGTTTCTGCAGTGCCTCTTCAGTATATCCACCAGCTACACCACCACACCTTCTGACATACAGATACCCATTGAGCATCTTGACCACTGCATATCCTGTCTCATCCTTACCGCGACCTGACGGGTCAATAGACATTACAGAACCTGAATACTCTACAAAGCTGTCAGGTAGGAACATTGGTTTGTGGTAGTGGTCACCATTGAATGCCACATTGGGCAGTTCTTGTATTATGTGTTGGTCATCAGATGCCCATAAGACCTTCTCTGGGCCTTCGTGGATGGGTATGTCCATTACCACTAGGTCACCTACCTTGAGAGGGTATCTCTCGGCATCAGAGAGCCTCGTATCAAGCATGAACTGCAGTGAGAAACCTGACCTACCATAGGATGCTTCTCGTTCCATTAGGTCAAAGTCAGAGAACCTGTCAGGGTCTGTAGATATTCCTAATAAATCCTTGTCGTTTTCCAGCCTACTTACAATCAGTGGGGCAATCTTATCGCCATATCCGATCATCTGGTCCTCTGATGGATACCTAGCAGGCCAGATGCGTAACTCATAGCCACGATCTGGTAGTTTGTTGTATAGGCTTTCTTGATTTTGTGGTGTTCCAAGATAGATGATACGTCCATCTGGTTTCAGGATAGCATCAAACTCTTTCACAGCCTCTGACAGCTTGTCCCTCATGCCTTGGGTTGCACTATTGTTAGGGACTTCTATGTCATCAGCAATCAATACGTCAGCCCTAGACCCAGCAAGCTGCCCTGTCACACCTACAGATTTCACTGAGGGTGCGTGGGAGGCTGCTGCTGGTCCTACATCAAAGGATATCCTAGATTGTCTCTGGTCCTCTGTAGGTATCAGGTGGGCCAGTACAGGTATCTCTTTGAGTAGGCGTAGGGTGAACGTAGTGAAGTCATCAGATCGTGTTTTAGATGCTGATACCACTAGGATGTTTAGCTGTGGGTTCATGTACAGCAGCCACACCACATAGGCTGAAGTAATCCATGACTTCCCTACGCCCCTAAATGCCTCAATGATACTACGCTTGGGGCCATGCTGCACGTATTTCGCAATGTCATACTGTACATCTGTAGGTTTCGGAAGGTTAAGGTGGTCCCACACAACAAACAGGAACTTCCTGAAGTCTGTCAGTGGGTCTTTCTCTATAGGTACGCCAAGAGAGGTTGTTTTGTTAAACATCTAGTGGCGCATCTCATTCATATCTGTGTCATCATCATTGAAGTCTGGCAGTGTCTTTACGAGGTCTGCCAGTGGCGAGTTTTCTACAGCCATGCCTTCTATATGGTTGTCTTTAAGAAACTGTCGGGCAACATTAAGGTCGCCAGCTTTGACATCGGGGTCTTTCATCCTGTCAATCAAAGTTTCTGCCAGCATCTTGTGCAGACTTTCCATTGCATCTTTTGTTGCGGTACTCATTTAGCTATGCCTTTCATTTTCTCGAAGCTGCGAAGTCCAGCCATGCCAAGCATTGCGAATACCAGTTCGAATAGTTTGTCTGTGGGAAACACTGGGAGAAGGCTTGTAGGGTGTCCTAGAAGCACAGCTATCCATTGGGCTAGGGGGTTACCCATGAAGGCCCAGAAGACGCCTAGAGCGCACACCCAGCCTATCGCAGGACGCCACCCAGCCACGAACACCGATCTGTGTGCTGCTTCTACTTTGTTGGTTTCTGCTTGTGCCAGATTGACTTCATTGGCTGCTTTAATCAGTTCCAGTTCGATGAATTGTTTGGCCTTCTCAGCCGCATCTTTATCTGGAATAACTTTATCGACCACTCCCATCACTTGTGGGAGCAGTGCCGTTATCAGGTTCATCATGTTTGTTAGTTCCTACTATAAGATAATCAGCAGAACAGTAGCTACTATCGCTAACACCAAGATGCCTATCAGAACACTGGAACCAACCACTGCCATATCGCCAACCAGTTCTGCTTTTTCTTCAGCCTCTCTGCGCTTTGCTGCAGCACGGGCCTTCTGTTCAAGTTGAGCATCTCGCTGCAACTTTAAGATGTCTTGCCAAGCATAATATCCGAAACGGCCTATGATTAATGCCTTAACATCGGCTATATGCTCTGCAGCAAGTTGTTGATTTATAACTATTTCTGTTATTGAGTGGCCTTCTTTACGTGCCTTACGCTCTTCTATTTTAAGCTGTTTACTGCCCTCAAAAAGATCGTCTATCTGACCTGCTAGACTAGAGATATCTTTAGCAGTACCAACTGTCTTTTTAAGAAATTCAACAGATTTAGTAATCAGGGCGATGCCTGTTAATACCTCTGCCACTACCATAATTAATTACCTGTATTATTTTTTATTTGTGGCTATTGCTTCCACTGCGCCTCTAATTGCTTTTATGTTTTCATCAATACGGGCCAAACTAATTGCTTGGTCTTGCACTGCATCCTCTAAAGAAGAGACACGCAATTGCATCTGTCCGATATCTTTTCGGTTCTCTTGGATGTCTGACATCATCATTGAGACTGTCCAGACTATCGCTGCGCCTTGTACTACGAGACCAAATATGAGTGGTGCGTGAGTAAGTTTTTGATCCATTTAGTACACCTTAAATTCTTCTAAATTAACATATTCAGGGACACAGTAAGCTGTCCCAAAATGCTTTGAGTTATCTGAGAGACCATACCTTCGCACGGTCTCTCTCGCGTAATAATTACACGTTTCAATATCCTTAAAATACATGGGTGGTTCTATTAGCTTGCCACCCACATAAAGCATGAGTGCAAACACATGCACCATTAGCTTGGTGGTGTCGGGAAGTTTACGTCAGGAAAACCTTCTGCTTGCGGCAAATCCCGCAGTGATTGTCTGTACGTGCGCCATTCGTCTGTTATGCGGTCAGCCAAAGCCATACTGTCAGACGCCGCTAGTAGTGCGTCACGCTGCGCCCGTACTTGCTCTGTCGTGAGCATTATGATTGGCTGTGTTTCTTGGAAATCAGGCCAGTTTGACATATCTTCTGCATCACCAAATACTGCGCCGTGTCCTGTTTCTTTGTTAAACCATTGTTTAGACATGATAAATCCTTATTTGTCCTGCCTGACCAGTGCCGCCAGTTCCAGTGCCAGTCAATGAACGGCCAGCACCTCCAGGGAATTGTCCCTCAGCACCATTTAAAACGCCGCCGTCTCCTGCTAGAACTGAAGTTCCCTGCGGAATAGTCGGTCGGGCAGCGTTGTTGTACGGCCTTGCACCACCATTTCCCGCGCCAAATACGCTCGTATTCTGTACTGTAGATTGGCCACTATGCTTGGAGATAGCTTCACCGCCAAAGGCATCCTGCGCCATCGCGGCAGTTGTAGTACTATCTGCGGAAAATGAAGTTGGCGAACTAACCGAGGAATGTAAATAATCGTCGCTTTGGCTGCCTGCTCCGTCAATGTGAATAACTCTACTACCAGCGGCACTTACACTGCCAGAATTTGTACCATAACTTACACCTCCGTTAGATGAAGAAAGAGTAAAAGAAGAAGCAAACCCAACATGAGGGGTATATCGGTATTCTATTGCAGTCCGTTGCGCTACAGTTTGACTGCCAGCAACAACCATGCCCCCTCCGTGGAAAAGTTTTGCTTTACCGT